ATCCATTCGCAGTGAATCTAGCAAACTCGTCGTCCGCTACAGAAGAACTGTCGATCTTGACTGCGTTGGTGTTTGATATACCAAATGTCAGGCTGGCCTGTGCGCCAATGTCAGACAGCACCTCGCTTGTTGATCGGCTTTCTAGGCCATTGGCTGTAAAACGTGCGTACTCGTCATCAGCAACTGAACTGCTGTCTATCTTTACAGCATTTGTGTTTGATATGCCGAACGTGAGCGATGCTTGACCACCGATATCAGACAAGACTTGCGAGGCAGAACGGCCTTCAATAGCCGTTCCATCAACCCGCAAAAAGTCATTGTCGGCCACACCGCTGGTGAACTTCGGCACGTTATTGTTCGATATACCTGTAGATAAAGTTGCGGTGGTTGTAATGGCCGTGCCGTTAAGAGTCATGGCATCGGCCTCTAGCGTGCCGTCTACGTCCACATCCCCAGAGATATCTAGGCTAGTCGCAGCCACTTCGCCGGTTACAGAAATGCCCCCACTGGCTGTCTCCAGCTTCTTGGAGTTGTTGTGATAAAGCGCGGCTGCGCCGTCTTGGGTAAATTGAGCATTAATCTCTGTTCCTGCTTGATTTTTAAAGGTGTGCTGTGAAGCCCTAAGAACAAACCCGCCAGTGCCAGCGTCGTGGAAAACTGTGTTTGAGCCGTTATGCAGCATGGAAAAGTCATTGCCTGTTCCAAGCTTTATGGCCGCATTGTCCGCAAACTCTAGTGCATCGTCAGACTTGTCAAAGACAATATTAGCACTATCGCCTGTGAAGGTTACATCGCCAGTGAACGCTCCCCCTGCTTTTGGCATAGCTGCGTCTGCGGTAGACCCCTGTGCTGCGGTAGCAAAATCACCTGTAGCAGAAGTTGCTGCTGTTCCGAGTCCCAGACTTGCTCTGGCCGTCGCGCCTGACTCAGCCACAAAATTGCTACCGTCACCTACGATGAAGTTACCGTTAGTCACGGCAAGGCCAGCCACATCCTGTAGCTGTGCGTCGAGTCTAGCGTTGGGTAGGGTTCCAGAACCGATATTGCTTGCATTAGTGGTGTCAGTTGTAGCGGACGCCGCCAACGCCGTGCCGTTAACTGTGATGGCGTCCGCTTCTAGCGTACCGTCCACATCTACGTCACCGGATATATCAAGGCTGGTTGCGGCTACTTCGCCTGTTACACTAATGCCGCCGCTAGCTGTCTCCAGTTTCTTGCTGTTGTCGTGGTAAAGTTCGACTGCGCCATTGACGGTGGTGTCTACAAACAACTCACCACTGCCAGACTCAAGAGTGAGATTTGTAGCCTGTATCCGTAAATCACCAGTTCCTGCCTCACGAATAAAACTGTGAGTGCCGTTGTGGTAAATCTGGAGATCACTGCTTGCACCAAATGCAGCCTTCGCGTTGTCAGCAAACTCTAGCGCATCGTCAGACTTGTCGAACACAATGTTGTAGTTCGCGCCGGTAAAGGTTACGTCGCCTGTAAACGTACCTCCTGCTTTCGGCATGGCCGCGTCGGCAGTAGACCCTTGTGCCGCGGTGGCGTAGTCAGCAGGGTCGAATGACTTCACGTCAGCAAGGTTCGTCACCTCGCTGTCCATCAACGCGCCAGCGGCGGTAACATTCGCAGTGTCAGTTACGTCTGCACTGGCTTCGATACCGTTTAGCTTGGTGTGGTCAGCATCAGTAAATACATTGCTATCGCTAGCACTCTCTACCAGCGCCCTTATCTCAGACGCTGTCTGATCTGCGGTAGCACTCGCCTCTATGCCGTCGAGTTTTGTCCCATCAGTAGCAAGATCGCGGCCATCAATCGTGCCGGGAATGGAGATGTTACCACTTCCGTCGAGGAACACCGCCTTCTCTGCTGGCTGCGTACAGAAGATAGTGCGGTTACCAGATGTCCAGTTGACGGCGGCATCAGAGTTGCTGGACTGAAGGATCGTAGTACGTGCTAGTGTCGTGCCAGACGCCGTGTATGTGCCGATACCGACCTCGAAATCAGTGCCATCGGTGCAGCAATAGTAGGTTGTATTAGAGTTACCTATCTCAGAAAACGCCTCAAAACCAGCAACGGCACCGGCCAAAGTATATGTGCCAGTGCCGGTAGTGGTTGTCGTCTCTTTGACGCGGTCCTTTAGAACCAGTGCCATGTTACTTCAACTCTATGCTAAGGTTTCCTGCATTGATGCGGAAGATATCGCCAGAAGCGATAGTTTTGTTGGCATCCAGTGCGCCAACAAAAAGAATATTCCCGCTAGATGCGGCGTCAGCGATAAACACATGGGTGATTGTGTCGTCACCGCCACCACCAGAGGCAGGAAAATCAATATTATTAGCGTTTGACGCTGTCTGCGTGTCGGTCGAGTCTGCACCTATCGTGGTCCAGCCCGATGCGGCTACCTGCTGACGCGCATAGTTGGTAAAGTCAGCTTCTGTCAGTGACCCTGTTTCAGCAGCAGATACGGCTGTCGCCAACCCAACATAAATGCTGTTCCCCGGCGAGGAAAAGCTGAGAGAGTCGTTCTTGAAAATATAGTGCAACAACCTCCGCTCAAGGTAGTTTGTTGCTGCGTTTGTTGTTGCCATCGTTTCTACTCCTTATGTCCGAGGCCGATCTGGCAGACCTCTACGATAGGAGTCGCTATTCTCTCTAGCTTCTCCAAGATCCTTGAAGCGAGATACTGCTTCGGCGAACTGTTTTTCATACATTTGAATTAAATCTTGCTCGCCCTTCATAAAAATATACGCTTCATACAACGATCCGTAAAGCAGAGCGTTAGGAGCGTTAGTGCTTAGCCATGTCGTGCCGCTATCTGCCCCAGCAGTCAATGATGCTGGTCTGTAGAAGTAATGAAACTCGCAAACATAATTACTATTAGGAGTTGGGGCCAAAATCATATTTGTTATGTCAAATCTTGCATAATACTTAGGCACACCAGTAGTCGCTGAATTAGGGTTAACTTCTTGAATGAAATTAACATCTTTTTGTTGCAAAAATTCTTTATTACTGCCGTTTGTAATCGATAAAGAAAATGAAGCTAAAAAATCTGTAGGCAAAGATAAAAAAGGATCATTTGTTGTCACGGCGCTAGTAGCGTTTTTGCGGAAATATTCTAAGTCCACCAAGTAAAACATTCTGTCCTCGGCGGCGCGGATAAAGTCGTCAAGATTTGATACAAAAGTAGCTTCAGTGTTATCTGTGTACTCTTGTATTGCTGTTTTTAATTGTGCGAACGTATACGCCATTTATGCCTCCAAGGTCACAGGCCCAACAGTCGCATTTTCACCGCCCCCGCGTTGATCACCCGTGGTTGCGGTGCCGGAGGATGCTGTAAACGTGTAGGTGTCAGCGTCTGTAACCGTAATTGAATACCCTGAACTATTTTCAAGAATAGTGCTCGTAAACCCATCAAACCCATTTACCTTTCTAAATCTAACAGTGTTACCCGTGCTTCTGCCATGATTTACTTCAGTTACAGTAATAGTTGCCGACCCGGATGACCCGGAAGAAAAGGAATTAATTTTAAGTAACTGTTGAACGGCGGGCTCTGTTCTATCTGGCCTTGCATCGCGTAATGCTTGAACATCCGAAACGTTTCTTACAGGGAACAGTTGCGGATGTTTGGGCTCAAATTCATCTGGCCCAACTATCGATCCTGTCCACTCTCGCCGGGCATCCTTATATCGATACCGTTGCCCTGACCTATCAGAGATGAAGTAGGAGTTTTTACCAGAAGCAAATTTACCCATCAGTTAACTCTCAGATACTGATAATTTGGCGTCACGTTAAACGAAGAACGATCTCTATCCTCAGTTCTAGCACGCTCAAACTCTTCCTCATATATGGCTTTCAACATCTGTATTCTCTCTGGCGCTTGTTTCATAGAGATGTAGTAAGCCAACCCCGCCGCGAGGCATGGGTAAAATCTAAAGGGTAAGTCTACTGTATTTGTATAAGTGTCGGCGTCATCAATCCTGATCAAAGCTTCATAAATTATTGTATCTGTTGAGTTTTCAGGCGTCGGGAAAAGTTTTAAAGCTGGGGTCACTTGACGATCAAGAAAAAACTGACTTGGCCGTCCTTCAGTAGTTTTGGACGGGATGATGAAGTAATCGTTGCGACTTAAACGCTCGACACTCAAGTCTGAGTTGCTGCGGCGGCAAACTACAGACAAAACATCAATTACATCTGTGCCTAGATTATATGAATTTGTTGAAGCGGTTAGAGCTTGAGTGCGTTGTTTGATAGTCCATTGGTTGAGACCCCGGTTTGCCCAATCTGCAAAAAGCAGGTTCAACGACCTTTTAGCGGTCTTAGCATCATAACCGGTTCGTATTTCAAGACCGCATCTTTCATAAGCTTCTTCGATGTAATCATCGACTTGAAGCTCAAAGTCTTTTGATCCTGACGTGGTCATTTGTCATCACTCGCATACAAGTTATCAAAAATCTGATTTACATCTAATGTATAGTCTAAATCTGACTTTGAATAGTGAATGTGTTGTGATGGCAGAAAATCAGGTGCCCCTTGGCCCGTTTCAAACCATGCAGGGTGTGTGACTCGCACCCGATTATTTGGCAACGCAACGATATTTCCTGTCCAATCACCGGCGTCTAACAATTCCAAAACATGGCTTTGTTTATGCTGTGCGGGATCATCCGCTATCTCACTCTCCGTGTAATCAACGGTGAACATGTACTTTGCGGGGTACATTTCTCCGCCGATTTTAGCAAGCCAAGGACAAGGTTGGGCACGAGCTAAAGAATACACGGCATGTGTATGAGACATGCAGTCCCACGGTTGTGCTGCATGAA